TGCGCGCGCCTGCTCTATCCTAGGCTATAGTCCTAATCATATGTATAAGGTACGTAAACGGAAAGAATTGAATAGATTTGATTTGGCCACGCTGGAATCGAAGGCGTTTAGGTTAGTCAAATCATTCGTATCCGGCAAACCCATTGGAAACATTGACAAAATTAAGGATTCTACCGCATTAGCAGCAGCCGCAATGGTCATGGATAGGTCGCAGCCGGTACCTAAAAATGATGTTTCTGCCACCCAAAATACCGTCAATTTCGTATCCATTTCCCTATCGGGCCCTACCAGTACCGCTCAAATGATCGACATATATAATGATGCACCTGCATCACCCCCTATCACCCATCCATCATCCTCTCATATATATAATGATGATAAGATTCAGTCCATTGATATTGATATTTCCAAGGATAAGGTTTAATTATCAATGAGTTATATCGTTAAGATAGGTATAGGGGGAGGGGGGACTTTTTCACCGGGCCGTGTGATAATAGTTAACCCACTCTCCAAGTCCGCCATAAAATTCTCAAAATGGGGTAGTAAATGGCAGAAAAGTCATTTTTAGAAGTTATTGATAAATAAAGGAAAAATGCGGTTGCTCCACGGGGGAAATACAAACTAAAATGGACATGGAATCAGCACCTAATTACTTAGGGAGATGTGGTACTTGCTAAAGATAAATGGCATAGAGTTTATCCCTAATCCTGAGATACCGAAGTATCCTAATAACTACGTCAATCTGTTTCAGACGGCGCAGTATAATGATGACATGGAAGCGCGTACGGATCAGGGAAGTGGCAATAGATGGCAAATAGGGACAATGAGGGAGCTTTGCAAGAAGGACTTATGGTTTCTGCTGCATTTTGTTATGGGATATAAGGATGCACACCATCCGTTTGTAGTGAAGCAGTGTATGGATATACAGGGCAGCACTGATGATGACTGGTTGGACTTATGGGCAAGAGGGCATTTCAAAAGCAGTATCATAACGAAGGCGCGGACAATACAGATGATATTGAACGATCCTGAGCAGAGGATAGCGATATTCAGCCATACAAGACCTGCGGCTAAGTCGTTCTTGAGGGAGATAAAGACTACGTTACAGCAGAATGAGGTATTAATTGCGTGTTTCCCTGATGTGTTGTATAAGAATGCAGAGGGGGAGGCTTTGAAGTGGTCTGAAGATGACGGTTGTATTGTGAAAAGGAAAGGTACTTATGCAGAGGCTACTTTAGAAGCATGGGGATTATTGGAAGGCATGCCTACAGGTAAGCACTTTACGCATAGGATATATGACGATATTGAGACAAAGGACTTGGTAGAGAATCCCGACACTATCAGGAGATTGATAGATGCGTTTAAGGTGTCTATGAACCTGACAAGCAAGGGTGGTACTCATAGGGTAATAGGAACTCCCTATCATCATGAAGGGGTATTGCAGTATATAAGAATGATGAAAACATTGGACGGTAAGGAGATGTATCAGACTAGGATAGTACCTGCTACAGATAATGGACTTCCTAGTGGCAAGGCCGTGTATCTGAGTGACAAGGAGTTGGATAAATTGAAAACGGATGAGTATACGTTTAATTGCCAGCAGCTTCTTAATCCTACGCCTGTTGGTACTCAGAAGCTCAATAGTTCATACCTGAAAGAGATGGAGGAGCAATTCATCCCCGCCGATACGTTCAAGTTCATGGTTATTGATCCTGCTGGCGATTCAAAGGACGGCAAGGGGGATTCGTGGGCGATTCATGTGGTGGCAATAGAACCAAAGACCGATGAGGTCGGAGCAAGCCGTATCTTCATAGTAGATTCGTTTATAGAGCCTATGAGTGAAGCTATGGCAGTAGATGTGCTGTCAAGGATGTATCTTGGCAATGGCATGATAATGCGGGTAGGGTATGAGAAATATATGAACACTACTCCGGCATGGGTGACGCATTTCATTAACGCTCTGGCTCAGAGAGGCAGGCATATCTCAGAAGAGGCCGGTACGTTGGTAAAACTTAACCATGGGAGCAGGAACAAGGTATCAAGGATTACATCAGCCATTCAGTGGCCTTTAGATAACAATAAGATATTCATTAGCAATAAAGTACCAAGTGCATATAGGCAGAGATTGCGGGATGAGATGGATAAGTTCCCGTACTGGCACGATGACGGGATAGATGCTCTGTCGTATGTCTATGATATTATTAAGGATTATCGGTTTCAGGCGTATACTGCGCCTAAAGTAAAGTATAAGAACATGGGGGTGGTATAGTGGCCTACGATCAAAAGAATGCTTATCCTGACGAAGTAAAGGTGCCTGATAGATCATCTGCTACTACCGCTTCTGGAGAGTATGAAAAGAGCCTGAGAAAGCGAGCCCTTTCCCTAATGGTTCAGTGGAAAGATGATATGGAGTATTTACAAAAAGAACGCACCAAGTTCATGAAGTATTACAACGCCGATAAGCTCGGTAATGAGGTGGATGGTCGGTCTAAGGTTGTGATGTCGGATGTGTTTGACACGATTGAAAGTATCATGCCTTCTCTTATGAAGGTGTTTTACTCTGGGAAAAACATCCTTGACATTCGAGCACAAGGCAAGGAAGATGAAACAAAGGCCAAGCTGATGAGTGAGAAGGTAAACTTCGATATTCAGAAGGGCATGAACGGCTTTAAGTTGCTGTATTCATGGTTCAAAGACGCTCTTATCAATAAGATGGGGGTGGTTAAGTATGTATGGGAGAAGGGTGAGAAGTATAAGAAGGTAAAGTTCAAGGGATTGACTGAGCAGGAATATAGTGCTTTAGCAATGGATCCTAAGTATAAGATTGACAAGGTTAAGAAGATAGTACCTGAAGTTCCGAAGGCTATGGAAGATATGGTAGAACTCATGGGCATGACTACCTATGATATAGAGGCTAGGGAAGTCAGGCCGTACTCTAAGCCTATGGCATATAACGTACCACCAGAAGAGTTTCTTTTTGACCTTAAATCTTCTGAACTGAAAGAGTATATCCATAAAAAGAAAATCCATCGTTCTCAACTTAAAAAGTATGGAGTGTCTGACGATGAGATGAGAGCATACATGGATGAGATAAGCGATTCAGCTATTCTGGATGAACGATATAAAGACCTTGGTGGTATGACGTTTGTTACTGAGGATAAGAATACTCCCTATGTCTATATCTATGAATGCTATCTCTGCGATTATGACGAAGACGGTAATGAGCAGAAGAAAATAGTAACGGTATTCAACGATAAGGTATTGAAAGTAGAGGATAATGACGGTGGGGCGGGGTTTGTTACGCTTTCTCCTATTATGATTTCTCATAGAGTATGCGGAAAGAGTATGGCTGAATTGGTTACTGAGGTTCAGGAACTTCGCACCGCTTTGGTAAGGTACATTCTTGACTCCGTATACTTTGGGGCTAATGGGATGAATGTAGTTAATCCTTACAGGATTGACGTAGATTCTCTGATTACAGGGAATCGTCCGGGTGGTATGGTGTTTACTAAGGGAGATACCGACCCGACAAACGCTATCATGCCTGTGCCTGTCGCTCCCCTGAATGCGCCTGTACTGAAACTGCTTGAGTATGTAGAAGGTTCAATGAGAGAGAACCGCACCGGAGTAACCAGATACAATCAGGGGCTAGATGCTAAGTCTCTGAATAAGACCGCTACAGGTATCAGTCAGATTATGGGTGCTGCTCAGATGCGTATTGAACTTATCGCCCGTATCTTTGCAGAGACAGGTGTCAGAGACTTGTATCAGGCTTTTGTAGATATGAATATCGAGTTTTTCGATATGGAAACCAATATCAAAATCAATGATGAATGGATAACCATTAAGCCTGAAGATATAGATGGTATGTTTGATGTTGTGATAGATATTGGTTCATCTACCGGAACCAAAGAGATTCAGTTTCAGCAGAAGGTTCAGATGCTTAATATCTATCAGGGGATTGCACAAATACTTGGCCCTGCCATGACCCAGATTGTAACTATTGAGAATGTCAAGAACATGATTAGAACCATGTGGGAAGATTTGGGATTTAGAAACACTGATTTGTTTGTAGCGCCAGAATCTATAGGAGGTATGAATGGACAACCACAAGGACTTGCTAACCCAATCGGAGGAGGCCCGCAAGCTGTTGGAGCACCCCCTGTTGGTGGCGTTCTTCCAGAACTCGGAGGAGCAGGTCAAGAACAACTTCTGGCAATGCCCGGCGGACAGCCCGGAAATCCTCGCGGCTATTAAGCGTGACGGGGAAGCTATCAAGCTGTTGAAACAGTACCTTGAAATGTTTGTAGTAAAAGGCAAAGCAGTGACCTCTTATCTCAAGACAGAAGAGAAATAGGCACTTAAATACGGAGGATTAAATGGAAGAATTGGAAGGAACCACTCCTTATATGTTGCTTGAACCAGAAAGCGACACGCCGGAGACTGCTGAAGTAACTGAGCCGGTTCAGGAACAACCGTCTGAACCTGAGACTGTTACTGAGGAAATCGTAGAAGCTCCCGCAGTAGAGGAGCCGAACTTTTACACCCCTGAAGAAGTTGCAAGAATTGCCACTGACGGCGGCGAAATTGATTTGGCAAAACTGACTCCCGAAGGACAGATGATATACAAATCTGTTCAGCGTGGTCTTACGCCAAAATTACAAGAGGCCGCTGAGATAAAGAGGCAGATGTCGGCTATTCAGGAGGAAATGGCACAGTATCGGCAGATGGCGATGCAAGCACCTATGAGACAGGAGAACCTTACTGTTGAACAGGTAGCACAGCATAACCCGGAAGCGGCACTTGCCATGATTAATCAGCAGTTGATGCAGGAGCAAGACCCGTTTGAGAAAACTAATCTTCTGGAAAAGAAGATGGCAATGATGGAGTTGGTGAATTATCGAAGTCAGCAAGCTATGGCGTATCAGGCACAAGCTCAGAATACGGTAGCAGCAGTAAAAAACGCTATTCCTGAATTTGGAACTGATTACCAGAAAGAACTTACTGATTTCGCAGTAAACTCTCTTGGCTATACCGATCAGGAGCTTAAACAACTGACTGATGTTAGGCTTGGAGATGTAGCTGTAAAGAACATCAAATCTATCCACAAGTTGTATCAAGCGGAGAGAGCTTCTAAATCTGTTGAAAGTAAACAGGTAAAAGCACCGCCCCCGCAGGTAGAGAGGCCGGGTTCTGGCTTCAACGCCATAGTAAAAAATGAAGCGTGGGAGGACGATAATTATTTCAGTGAGAGAAATAAACGCTCACTGATGTAGGAGGATAATATGGCAGAGACTTGGGTAGATCAGGGAGGGTATCTCTCTAATACTGAGTTGAGTAAGAAGTTCTTTTTCTCGGCCCAGCCGATGTTCAAGTTCCGTTAACAAAACTGGCGGAACAGAAAGGACGCTATATGCTGGAACACCCTAAAGCTTGCGACACTACTAACGTGAAAGACTCGCATGATAATACAATGGGCAATCAGCAGGAAATCTTTAATCAGGCAGATTTCGCTTGGCTGGCTGGAATTATTGAAGGAGAAGGAACCATAGCAATGAACGCTCGCAAAAAACAGTGGAAGGGTTGGAAAGGATTTGGGGTAGACCTTCAAATCTACATCACTAACTCTGATGCTGGAATAATCGAAAAGAGCGTTAACGTATTAAGGTCTATTGGAATAGAACCACTTATATCTGAACGTGATTCAGTTCCAATTAGAAAAGAAAACGGAGGCTTCTATAACAGTTGTAAGACTATCATGGTTGTAAATGTTAATAGAATGTCCGACATTGCAAAGGTTTTGATTTCAATTATCCCATTTATGGCTGGCGAAAAAACCAGCAGGGCTAGATTGATGCTCAAGTATATCGAACGCAGAATGTCAAGACAAGGACAGAGAAGTAGCGGGGGGTATTCTTGGGGAGATAATGACGATTGGAAGATGGTCATTGATTTCTACGCCTTGCAGGGGAAAGAATTTAGACCTGAAGTTAAGGAGTTCCTCAACGAGCATACGCGCCTCAACCATAAGGTTGAATGATGTGCTCTGAACTCATAGGAAACTATGAGAAGCTATCAGAAATGAATAGCTCGCCTATCAAGCATTTTGGTAGGTCTACAAGTAACAGTATGCAATTTGTTGACGTTAAGAGTGGGCAGGGTAAAAACGCTGGTGAGTCTCTTAACTGGCTGAAGGTTTCCAACCTTGGAACCTACGGCGGAAAGTTGACTGAAACCAACACTATGCATGAGTCGTCTCAGGCAAAGGCATGGGGTACTATGTCGATTACTGAATACGGCAATAGTATTCCGATGACCCAAAAGGTGAAGACTCTCTCTAAGTTCGACCTGAACAAGATCGTAACTCAGGGGCTTCGTGACGACATGGTGGCGTGCCTTGACGGTGAAGTTGAGCGTCAGTTCAATGCTACGCTGCTTCGCTATGTAGGTACTGCCACTGGTGGTTATGCACTTACTACCAATGGAACCGCAACCGCTACTAACACTTCAGGGCTTAATACCTATCACATCCGCAAGATGATTACGGAACTGAAGAAGCGTAATGTTCCGGGTTACGGTGGTCTTGGTGGGGATTATGTGTGCATTGCTTCTATTGAGGCAATGGAAAACATGATGGGAGCACTTGAAAGTGTATATCAGTACACCGACAAGGGACTTGCAAAGCTCCTGAATGGCGAAGTAGGCCGGTACTTTGGTTGCCGCTTTGTAGAGGATTCGTTTGCATCCCGATTCGTCTATAACAGTACTACCAGAGCCGTCACTGCTAAGTCTTGGACGGGAACCTATTCTTTGGACGCTTATCTGTGCGGCGCTGATACCGTTATGGAAGGCGTAGCTCAGAAAGAGGAAATCCGTGCTAAGGAAGTAACGGACTATGGACGTTCGCATGGTATCGGTTGGTATTTCCTCGGCGGTTGGAAGATCGTTTGGGATACCGCAGGTGCGGGAGATTCTCGTATCATTAAATGGGATTCCGCGTAACTAGTTGAAAAATAAAGGAATATAGGAGGAATAACATATGTACGATGGAGACAGAGGTTACATCCCGCTTGCAGATGCAACGGGTTTCTCGGTAGCAGGTACTCAGGCTGCTATCTCTGAACAGTTCAGGATTCGTATTCCCAGAACTATGGTAGTTGATGAAGTTAGTATTGTCGCTCTGACGGGTGGTACTGCGGCTGGCCCGAATCTCGTATTTGGCAAGTCTATTGCCGGTACGGGTACGGTAGCTGGTTTTGGTACTCACAATTTTGGTACGTCGGCTAATAACACTGGTGCGGCTGTTACCGTAAGCGCAACCACGTTTGCCGCTGGTGATCATCTTGTTTGTCAGATTGCAGCAGGTACGGCGGCTTCTACCCCGAAGGCACAGGCTCTTATTGGCTTTCATTTTGGGGTAAGCTAACTTATGGGGAAGGGTAAGGAGAAACTATTACTTATCGGGTATAGGGCTTACGGCGATTGGCTTTACGCATCTCCCGCCCTTCCCTATCTTTTTGAGAAATATGACGTACACCTTGAAACATCATATAAGGGATATGAACTATTCCATGATGATAAGAGGTTTAAGTCCATATCAATCTTTGACATAGAAAACTATGTAATGAATCCGAAGGCCATAGAGATATGTCAAGAGCGATGGAGAACGGTTGAGGAGTTTATAAAGCCTGACAAGATGATAAACCTATGGAGAAG